CCGGTACCGCGCCGGCGTCACCGCTGCCATGCGCGCTGTGCACCGCGGCGTCACCTACAACATTGAGGCCGTCCTACCGGACAAGAACTCCGGGCGGGAGTACCTCACCCTGATGGTTTCCGGCGGACTCGACGAGGGCTGACCATGATCACCTTCACCCTCAAGGGCGTGGACGATGCGATCGAGCGCCTGACCCAGCTGCCGGAGAAGGTTCAGCGCTCTTCGGTGCGCCGGGCCGCGCGGGCGGCCATGAAGATCGTCCGCGACGAAGCAATCGACCGAGCCAACCAGCAGGATGATCCCGAAACGCCGATGAACATCGCCGACTTCATCGTGATCCGCGAGGGCACGATCAAGGGCCGGCGCGAGGGTGGAATCGTGATGCGCGTCGGCGTCATGGGCGGCGCCCGGTACGACAAGAACTCGCCGAACCCGACCTACTGGCGCTTCGTCGAGCTGGGCACCGAACGCTCCAGGGCCCGGCCATTCATGCGGCCGGCGCTGGACAACAACGTGCCGGACGTCATCCAGACCTTCATCGACGTGCTCGACGACGAGCTAAACAAGGAGCTGGTCTGATGTTTCCCCCTCTGTTCAAGGCTGCGGCGGCATCCGCCGAGGTCAAGGCGCTGCTGGGCAGTGATCCTGTTCGGGTCTATCCCTTCGGTGAGGCCGAGGAGGGCACCGCGCTGCCGTATGCCGCCTGGCAGGTCATCAGCGGTAGCCCTGAGAACTACCTGTCCGGCAAGCCGGACGTGGATGGATTCCGCACCCAGGTGGACGTCTACGGCGCCACCGCTGCCAGCACCCGGGCCGCTGCTACCGCTCTGCGCGCCGCGCTGGAAGGTGTTGCCTACCTGGTGGCCTACAACGGCGAGAACCGCGACCGCGACACCAAGAATTACCGGGTCAGCTTCGACATCGAGTGGACTGTGCTCCGCTGACCTTTCACCGACTACCCCTCGACCCGCTCCGGCGGGTTTTTCATGCCCGCAGGAGACGCTCCATGTCCATCAAGACCCAAGGAACCCAGGTCTATGTCCTGGTCCCGCCCGCCAGCGGCACCGGTGCCAACACCGTGCTGGAGATCGAAGGCCTGACCGCCTTCAACCCCGGTGGCTCGCCGGCCGATCAAATCGACACCACCACCCTGAAGGACAAGGCCCGGACCTTCATGAAAGGCCTGCGCACCCCGGGCAGTGCCACCGGCACCGTCCAGGCTGATCCGACCAAGGCCAGCCACGTCCGCCTGGCGCAGCTCGCCGCCGACGATAGCGACGCCAATCTGAAGTTCGCGGTGGGTTTCTCGGACGGTACCGTTCCGCCGACCGTCGCCAGCGGCGGCAGCGACTTCACCCTGCCGTCCGCCCGCACCTGGTTCACCTTCGACGGCTACGTCTCCGACTTCCCGTTCGATTTCGCCACCAACACCGTCGTGAGCACCGCTCTGACCATCCAGCGCTCCGGCCCCGGCGCCTGGACGCCCAAGAGCGCCAGCTAAGGAATCGCCATGAAGCTGAAAGACCTGAAAGCCGCCGGCGCTTTTGTCGAAGCGGCGCCGGTGAAGAAGACCATCCAGTGGGACCGCGGCCGGCTGGATGCCGAGGAAAAGCCGGTGATCGACGAGTTCACCGTGCTGGTGAAGCGTCAGTCCTTCGGCGTGATCGAAAAGCTCTACGCCCCGGCCGAGGGTGAGGACGAAGCCGCTGTGGCCAAGCGTAGCCGTAACGCCAAGCTGATCAGTGAATGCGTGCTGCTGGGCGAGCAGGGCGACGAGCAGATCCCCTACGAGGACGCGCTGAACCTCGAACCCAACCTAGCCTTCGCGCTGCTCAATGCGGTGCACGAGGTCAACGGCATCGGGAAGGGCGCCGCAAAAAACTGACCCCCGCCGATGAGGTGTGGCACGAGCTTGTGCTGCACGGCATCGGCGGGTGCACGATCCTCGAAGCGAAGGAGCGGCTGACCTACGCTGAGGCGATGGACTGGTACGCCTACATCCGCCGGCGCGGTAGCCTGAACCTGGGCAATCGCCTGGAGCACGGCTTTGCCATGCTGGCCACGGTACTGAGCCGTATCCATGGCGGCGAGGTAGAGATGGAGGCCTTCATGCCCTACGAGGCAGCCCTGACCCAAGAGCAGGACGACTGGTCGAATATCTCTGTCGAGCGGGCGAAGGAAATCTGGCACTGAGAGCGCATTACAGGGTGGGCTGAGCTATGTTAATGGCCAGCCAACAAGGAGATTGTCATGCGAAATCAGTTGTTTTTTGCTGCTGTAGTTGTTTTTCTGGCTGGCTGCGGTGAGCCTGCCAAAATCCAGCAGGAGTCAGCAGTAAATAAGGCCGTGAAAGCCATATCGGATTTCAAGCCAAATCTTTCTTCCCCAGACTTCGCGGTTAAAAGTTGGTGGCAGGCAAAGGACTTGCAAAGGAATCTGGCTGGTAGCTATTGTCTAGATAACAATATAATTGAGTCTGACAAAGTTGCATCTGGAAAGCTCAAGGAAATCGCGAGCGAAGATCTACCTTTCGAAAGGGATTGCAATCCAGATGTAACTCGTTTTGAAAGGAACATAACCAGGGTGGACGTTCAATCGGAAACTAGGGCGGTTGTTTCCGCTGTAATAAAGAATGCATCAGCACCCGAATCCGGGGCTCATTTGACAACTGCGGCTGAGTCTAGAAAGGATGCGGGCTCACCTTTCAGGTATATATTGACTAGGAAGGACAAGTCGAATGGGTGGAGGGTGGAGTCCGTAGAGCAGATGCCGTCATGGAAGAATACTTGGGAAAAGGTTTATACACGGCGTGAACCCAGCGATAATTCATACGTTTATGATCGCTACCAATAGCAGATTCAAACTAAACCGCCTTCGGGCGGTTTTTTATTGTCTGGAGAAAAAATGGCCACCCGCTCCCTCGGAAGTTTAACGCTTGATCTGGTCGCCAAAACCGGCGGCTTCGAGCAGGGCATGGACCGTGCCTCGCGCTCCATGCAGCGGTTCAAGACCGAGACCACCAAGCAGCAGAACGACCTGGAAAAGCTGCTGGGCAAGATCGACCCGGTGGTGGGGCGCCTGGGCGAGCTGGACAAGATGGAGCAGCAACTGGCTGCCCATCGCAAGGCAAACCGTCTGCCGGCCGACGACTATGCCGAGTATCTGCGCAAGCTCAACGCCATGCGCGACGGCCTGACTGGTGCGAGCGCGGCGAACGACAAGTACACGATGAGCGCCAAGGCTCAGGCCGCGGCGCTGCGTGGCGTGCCTGCGCAGTTCACCGACATCGTGGTCAGCCTGCAGGCAGGCCAGCAGCCTCTGACGGTTCTGCTGCAGCAGGGCGGTCAGCTGAAGGACATGTTCGGCGGTATCGGTCCGGCTGCGCGCGCCTTGGGCGGCTACATCACCGGCATGATCAACCCCTTCACCCTGCTGGCCGCGGCGGCTGCCGTTCTCGCGCTGGCCTACAAACAGGGCAGTGCCGAGCAGGACGCCTTCCGAGTATCCCTGGTCTCGACTGGCAACCTGGCAGGCAAGAACACCGGCCAGATGGCGGACTTGGCCAAGGAAGTCAGTGGTGTGACCGGTACCACCGGCGCCGCTGCTGACGCCTTGGCCCAGCTGGTCACTACGGGCTCGCTCACCAGTGACCAATTCAAGGAAATGGCCGTAGCCGCCGTGGCCTGGGAGTCCGCCACCGGCAAGGCCGTGTCCGATACGGTCGCCGAGTTCAAGCGCCTGGCCGACGAGCCCACCAAGGCTTCGGCCGCGCTCAATGAGCAATACAACTACCTCACCGCTACGGTTTACGCTCAGATCCGGGCGCTGGAAGAGCAGGGCGATAAAACAGCTGCTGCCAATCTGGCCGAGGCTACCTACGCCGAAGCCTTGCAGGGTCGCGCCAAGACCATCAAGGAGAACCTTGGAGGCCTAGAGTCTGCCTGGAAAAGCCTCACTACCGGCGCCAAGGCTGCTTGGGACGCGATGCTCAACATTGGGCGCGAGGACACCCTGGCGCAACAGATTGAGAGGGTCCAAAAGCAGCTGGATGATCTTCCCGCGCGCAGCTCTCTTACAGGTCGACAGGCAAGTCGTGACCAGGCGGCGCAGGATCAGCAGCGCGCCGCCCTGGAGCTGCAACTTACCTACCTGAAACAGAGCAGGGATACGCGCGCGGCGATCGCCGCCGCAGAAGGAATTGGAGCTCAGCAGCAGCGAGAAGCGATCGCCGCAATGGCGAAGGTCGATGAGCTTGAAAAGTCATCCAGAACCAATGCTGAAAAGCGCGCCGACGCTCTGAAGGACTACAACCGGCTGCTGGATAAAATTCGGAAAGAAGCGCCCAACGACGAGCGCTTGAAGCCGGAGAACATCGCGAGGGTAAAGGCCAATATTGAGGAGCAATTCAAGGACAAGAAGGCTCCACGAGTAAAGGCGTACACCGACGACGAGGCGACGCGCCTGCTGCTGACCTTGAAGCAGCAGGGTGCTGCCCTGGAGGAGGCGCTCAGCACTACCAGCAAGATCGGTCCCAAGCAGCGCGATCTGTTGGAGTTCGAGCAGCGGATTGCTGACCTGAAGGAGAAGAAAACTCTCACGGCTGACCAGAAAAGCCTTCTGGCGTCGCAAGACAAGCTGCGCACGGAATACCAGGCCAACGCCGCGCTGGAGAAGCGCATCCAGCTCCAGCAGGAAGACGCGAAGATCGCCGCATACCGCGCAAGCCTGAGCTCTCAGCTACAGTCCGAACAGGATGGCTATGCACAGCAGCTCGCCGGCCTAGGCCAGAGCGATAAGGACCAGCAGCGCATTCGGGAGCGGCTCCGTGCTGAGCAGCAATACCAGCGGCAGCTTCGGGATCTGACGAGCAAGGCAGAGCTGGGGGAGGGCAACGGCGGAATCAGCCAGCGGCAGTATGAGAAGGAACTGGCTGACCTTAACGCCTACCACCAGAAGTCTTTGGCCAGCTCGAACGACTTTTACAAGCAGCAGGACGAGTTCAACTCCGACTGGACCAATGGAGCTAAAAGCGCCTTTGCCAACTATGAGGAGAGCGCGGCCAACGTCGCTGCGCAGACAAAGTCGCTGTTTCAGGATGCTTTTAGCGGCGCCGAGGATGCTCTGACCAACTTTGTAAGGACCGGGAAGCTAGATTTCAGCGACTTCGCTGACTCAATCATCACGGACCTGATCCGAATTCAGGTACGCCAGGCACTGGTGGCGGGCATCTCCTCCTTCACGGGCAGCACTACCGGGCAATCCTTCATGTCGCTGTTCAGCAAGACCCAGGCGATGGGTGGCGCCTGGGGAAATGGTGTCCAGCTTTTCGCGAATGGTGGCGCCTTCACCAACCAGGTGGTTGCTACGCCCACCGCGTTCGCGCACAGCGGCGGTCTTGGTCTGATGGGGGAGGCAGGGCCGGAGGCGATCATGCCACTGACCCGTGCAGCGGATGGTTCTCTTGGCGTCCGAGCACTTGCTGGCGGCCAGTCCGGCGGTTCTTCAATACCCACAGCCGCCAGCGGGGCATCCATCAGCGTCCCCATCCAGGTCATGGGCACTGCCGACGAGGCGACCATGCAGCGCATCAGGCAGGCGGCGGAAGAGGGCGCCC